TCCGACCTAGCAATTGAAGTCCAAACAGCCGGAAATACAGCAACAGTCACCCGAATAAATATTACAGCTGTCGGAGCTCTTGCTAAACTTCAGCGAGCCTTATTCGATGGAAACCTAACCGAAGATTTAGACGGCGGTCAAATCGAGCAACTACTCGAAGAGTTATTAACCGAATCTTGGAATGAAGTTAGCCCATCGCTTTTATGGAGCAATTATGAAGCGACGACTACTTGGGCTAATGCTGGCAATGTAGGACTTGGCGAAATTGATGCCGGGGAATATACAATGGTAAGCCGACAGATTACCGATGCCATTATCGCCCCTATCGCTCAACAAATAGCTTCAAGTGCTGGCGGTTATTTATACGAGGACGCATCCGGTCGCATTTCTTACGCCGACGCCAGCCATCGACAGGATTACCTAGAAACTTATGGTTATGTGGAATTAGACGGCGGTGATGCTTTAGGGGCTGGGGTTTCAGCTGTGACCCGACAAGGCAACCTAGTCAATAAGCTCATAATCGATTATGGCAACAACTTTAATAATAGTTACACAGCCGAGGACATAACCAGCCAATCCACTTATGGCTTATACACCGAGCAATTCAACTCTTATCTAAAGAACGCCAACGATGTCGAGCTCTTTGCCGATAAGGTAATCGGCCTTCGGGCTTACCCCTACGCCGAATTCCAGTCAATCACCTTCCCGCTTCAATCCCCTGAAATCGATGATACAGAGCGAGACGCGCTGCTTAATGTCTCGATGGGCTTGCCGGTGGCAATCAGCAATCTCCCGGCGAATATCTCCGGCGGAACGTTCTTAGGCTTCGTCGAGGGCTGGAGCTTTAGGGCATCAGTTGGCGGCCTATTCCTTACCTTAAGACTTAGCCCGACCGAATTCAACACATTTACCGAGGCTTGGGAAGATGTCAATGCTTCCGAAGATTGGACGACTATATCCGCTACACTTACTTGGCAAAACGCGACAGGAGTAATTAGCTAATGACAACCACCGGCATACTAGGAATAACCCTTCCTGACGATACTGATCTCGTCAAAGATGGCGCATCGGCAATGCGAACAATAGGCAATGGGCTCGATGATGGGCTGGCTAAATTGACTCTCAACGCTCAGACCGCTACTTACACAGTCGTTTTAACAGATAACCGCAACAAGCTAGTGACGATGAATGTCGCCTCGGCTAACGACTTTCAGATTCCCACAAACGCGAATGTCTCCTTCCCTGTCGGATCGGTAATCAATGTAATTCAGATTGGGGCTGGACAAACGACAATTAAGGCTGTGACTGCCGGAACAACAACAATCCACTCAACCGGAGCAACCTCAACAGCTCCAGTCCTACGAGCTCAGTATTCAGCCGCTTCTTGTATTAAGGTCGCTACCGATACTTGGTATGTAGTGGGAGATATTGCCTAATGCCTATTCTCGGGATTATTGCTTCATCTAAATTAAGCGCCATTCCAATTGATTATTTAGTAGTTGCCGGTGGTGGTGGCGGTGGAACCCGTTTTGGTGGTGGTGGCGGAGCCGGCGGTTTGCGTTCCACAGTCACCGCAACCGGCGGTGGTGGTTCGTTGGAAACAGCCTTATCTGTTTCACTTGGGACTAATTACACCGTTACAGTTGGCGGCGGCGGCGCTGGTGGTAATGGTAGTTCGAACTCAACAAATGGGTCTAATAGCACATTTTCAACAATTTCATCAATTGGCGGTGGTGGTGGTGGTGGTAACGATGCAACTCTTGACGGACAAAAAAGCGGCGGCTCAGGTGGCGGTGCGCGAAGCAATTATACAGGCGGAGCCGGAACAACAAATCAAGGCTATAAAGGCGGTGACGGAGCCGGTGAAGCCGGTGCAGGTGGCGGTGGTGCAGGTGCGGCCGGACAAAACGCTCCATCGTCGTCGGCTGGTGGTAACGGTGGTGCAGGAGTTTCAGTTTCAATAACTGGTTCATCTGTCGCTTATGCCGGCGGCGGCGCTGGTTCAGGTTCGGCCAGTGATGGAACTGCATCCGACGGTGGCGGAGCCGGAGTTGCTGGTGCAACTAATAAAGGTGGCGGCGGCGGGGCTGGTATTACTGGTAATTCTCTTGGTAAAAATGGCGGCTCCGGCGTAGTCATTTTGCGTTATCCAGATACTCTAACGATTACTATCGGAGCCGGTTTAACTGGCACCGAATCGGCCGCTAGTGGTGGCTATAAGCGAGCCACAATAACCGCTGGAACCGGGAATGTGAGCTGGGCATAATGGCACATTACGCGTTCTTAGATGAAAACAACATTGTCACCGAAGTCATTGTTGGAATTGATGAAACAGAACTTATTGAAGGTTTAGACCCTGAAACTTGGTATAGCAAATTTAAAGGTCAAGCTTGTAAGCGAACTTCTTACAATGGAAACATTCGAAAAAATTACGCGGGAATAGGTTTTACTTATGACTCAATGCGCGATGCTTTTATTGCGCCAAAACCCGATGATGCTATTGGTTTTGATGAGGAGAAATGCCAATGGATTATTCCTGCGAAGGTGATAAATGGCGAAACTTTGTAAAGCCGGCCAACAATTACGCGAGCAGATAGATGATGAATTCCCTAGTCGCGATCGTAAAAGCGATGGCTGGATCGCTGATGCTCGTCATTTTGCTAATAGCTCTAATTCTGATCATATCCCCCGCGATGGCGTAGTCCGGGCAATAGATATCGATGCCAACCTTAACGACCATCCCGAAGCAACTTACGCGCTTGTGGAGCAAATTAGAAAATGTGCCAAGCGAGGCGACAAGCGGATTAAATACATTATCTTCGACTCAAAGATTTCAAGCTCCATTCTTAACTGGAAGTGGCGTAAATACAAAGGCGCAAACCCTCACCGCTCACACTTTCATATCAGCTTTACGACCCTCGGGGACAATAACTCAAAATGGTTCGACCTGACAGGAGAGAGACACAATGCTAAACGATCTAAAAAAGGCAGCCGAAAGCTGGGCGAAAGCATTTCTAGCAGCAGCTCTAGCGACTTACCTAGCGGTGGGCTGGGATGTAAGTGCGATTGTAAATGCCGCTCTAGCATCAGTCTTGCCTAGCGTTATCAACTGGCTTAACCCAAATTACGAGCGCTACGGCAAAGTCAAATAAATGGATGCCAATTCAATCGCGGCGTTTATCGCGTCCGTCCTCGGTTCTATTGGCTTACTAATTGCCGGACTTCGCTACATAATCAAACTTGAGAATCTTCCGCTAATTTCGAGACTCGACAAGTTAGAATCGACTCTTGAACTCGCACTAGCGCAAAAGGTGGCAAAGGGTGGCAACTCGAAAACGCGTCGCTAAAAAGAAGCCGGTCAAGCGCCGGGTTCGACCTAAAGAGCCGCCTACCAAACTCGATTACTGGGCTATTGCTTGCCAAGAGATTTACAAGTCCTGCCGTAATGCCGGGATGGATGAAGGCACAGCTCTAGCTTTCGCTATGGATCGCAGCTCTTGGCCGGACTGGGTTCTCGATCCTTCCGACCCGCTCAAGAAAATTGGGTGGGAAGATGGAGAGGAAGATGTCTGACTTACTTTAGGGAAGTCGAACTCTTCGAGGCGCTAAAGGCCGAATACCCGGATTTAACGCCTCTCTCAGCGACCGACCGGGCAGACGGCATAACCCATAACGCCTACCTCGAGCTCAAGTGCCGTAGGACTCATTACGATACTTTAATGATTGAGCGCCATAAGTGGGATTACTTGGCCGATATAAGGGCTAGAACGGGCGCTAGAACGCTTTACATAAGCGCAACGCCTAAAGGTATCTACGAGTGGGACTTAGGGGCTATAAACGAGCCTGAATGGGTTTCTAAGCGCCTTCCTACTAAGACCGATTTTGCCGGTTCTGAGATGGTTGAGAAGTGGGTTGGCTTCCTAGATGTCCGACACTCCCGGCTCTTGCTTGTCTAAATCTATTTAGCCCCTTATTCTATTTACCTAAATCTATTTAGGGTTTAGAGAATAGGGAGCAAATGATAAATAAACCTGAAGTAATCGCTTTTGATTCTCAGGCTGGGGCTTGGACTGATGGGACTAATTATGTTAAAGGTTCAATTATCCGGCGCTACGCAGTCGAGAAGCTAGGGCGCACAGGATCATCTAGGGGCAGACTTTCAAGAGCTGAAATCTCAGCCTACTTCTTAGATAAATTCGGGGTGAGCGCTGATGTCAGATAACCAGTTGCTATTCCTGATGATTGCCATTCCCACAGCGATTGTATGGTGGGCAATGATTAGAGCAGAAAACAAACAAGCTGAAGCCTTCCGTCTAGGTTATGAAAGAGGTCTAGCTGATGGACGAACTATCAGAACGAGGGCTTAATGAATGGATTGAAATCGCCCGAGACACTCTTAATGACAGAGGACTCGAATATGG